AACTTTTAGATAAGTAATGCGAAGTGTTTCAAGTTGCTGTTCAATCTCAACTCTCTGCTTGAGCAGATTTTCTAATACTTCAGAATTATTAAGTGCCATGGACTATCTCCTTTAGAATTTTTTTGTAGTGGAATACATCGATATTTAGGAAAGGAGAATACTTTCGCATTCTCATACTGACGGTTTCCCACACCGGGTCTGTCAGTTTTTTATCATAGTCAGTTCGATAACCAAGTATCTTATCACAGATGACCATTGTCTCAAGTGAAATGTCTCCACTGAGATATCCCTTGAGTATTGGTGAGTGTCCATTTGAACTTGCGAAAGCATTATTAATATCTCTATTAGCAAGCACGGACTCCATCTCTTCTTTAAAAATATAAGAAAGAGATTGTGTTCTTCGTTTCCATGAGGTATATCGTCCCTCACCTTCTCTGATCATTTCACCAATCCATAGCTTACCTGGGTCAGTACAGGTAACAAAATTGGAAATGAAAAACTCAATAACTTCTTGATCAGATTTATTTCGTGCTAACTTTTCAAACCAGAATCGATCTTTCCTTTTATAGAAAGATTGTACTGTTGCACGACTCTTACCACAATACTTGTGATAATCATATTTCTCTTTAGTGAAGTGATTCTTCAAAGAGAGATACTGTTTATATGCGTCAAAAGGCATCATGAAAAAAGTAATAGGGCAATTTTTTTGCCGGAAAATTTTTCCCCCTTAAAATGAATTATAGGGGCAATTTTGCTCTGGAAGTCTTCTTTAAGAAGTTTAATTCCATTGCTTCAAACTTGAGTTTTTCTTTAAGAGGTTTAGAAATAAGTTTGGGAACAGATTCAACATCAATGCTTTGCAAATCACAGAAGTGAACAATAGCATCAATGTAACTCATTCCTTTATTATCTTGCACAAGGCTTTCAATCTCTTGTGCAAATCGAGAAGGGCAGAAGAACTTACTCTCCAACACTTTTTCCAATTCATTCTCCATTCTCTGACCTAAGATTGTGAGATACAAATTCCTTTATATACCGAACTAACAATTTAATATACTCCCCTTTGTTACGTTTGTCAAATACTTTAACCTCACCACCAGGAGTAACCATGATGGTAATTAGTTTTTTAACGGGAATACCAGTGAGTTCATAGTAAGCAGAAGCATAGAACATTTCTTGAACGAAATAATTCTCCAACCACTTTTCAGGTTTAATTTTTTCGGATGTTTTAAAATCGATGACTGCAAGCTCGCCTTCGTACTCTCCAATACAGTCAACTCTACCTGCTAAACCAAGATACTCTGAGTACAGAGTCCTTTCTATAGCGTGTATATTATTTATCTTGTCCAGATATGGTTTGGCATGATGAAACATAAACTTAGTCAGAGGTCTAAACTCATCCCAGTTTATTTCTTTGTTCAACATGTAGAGTTCAGTTGCCGCGTGGAAGTCTGTTCCGCGAGTTGTTGCCTTTTTGGTGATTCTGTTTGCCTCTTCAATACCAACTCTCTTTCTCCACTTAACAAAGATTTCTCTGTTATAAAATGAAGTTACAGATGTAATAGAAGGCACCCAGTCCCCACTTGGAAGATTGTAGAGACGGATGCCATTTGTTTCTTTTTTGTTTAGTTCAAGGTCACCAAGGTAATTGCAGTGTTCAAATATCATTCAAAAAATCCTACCAATGTCAATCTTGCGTTTTTCACAGAAGTTCCAAAAAAATTTTGTGCTCTATGAAAATGTGTTCCGGGAAATATTAAACCCCTATTAAACTTGTTGGGAACTTTAACTGTCGGTTTAAAGTAAGAATTTAATCTTTTCCTCATCATACCATACCTATAACGTTTTATCAAATTATGTGGATCTTCAAAAAAAGATCGTTTTAATTTAATATCAATGTCAGGTAGGTTAATCTTTTGATCATAACCATAATCACATACATCTGTCCCTGAGTTAACAGGAGAGTCCAAAGACAAATAAATTATACAAATGTATGGCTCATTATCAAAATGAAACATACCTTCTCCAAAAGTTTTTGTTATATATTGAAAAGATATGCCATCACCAGAATTTTTTAAGGATGAATCTCTACAGATCAACCTTACATTATCAAGAACATTTTTATTCACAGCATCCGGGATATCAAAGCATCGATATCCCGGATAGTTATGTATTTGTTTAGATAGGTATCTTGATTTTAACGCAAGGTTTCTAACAAAAAAAGGATCTTTAAAAAAGTTATCCTCAATGTGAATCATAAATTCGTTTCCATTTTAGCAAGTAGATATTCCTTCACTAATCCAGAGCGAACAATGTCTTCGACACTGAACTCAATGATATCAACTGAAGGCATAATACGTAAGATCTTCATGAAGTCTGCGATTCCATTTCTCTCTCTGTCCTTGAGAAGGTCAGATTGAGTTGCATCACCACAGAACATAATCTTACTATTTTCACCAACTCTGGTGATAATACTATCAAGTTCATGATAGTTCAAGTTCTGGAATTCATCAACAATGATGATTGCGTTGTCCAGAGTTGTGCCACGAATAAATGATGTGGACCAGAAAGAGATAGTTCCCTGAGTCTTCAGGTTACCATACAACATTTCAAAGTCTGCTTCTGTTGGAAGTTCAAACATGAACTTCACCATATTCTTATATGGAATTTGATAGAGTGAAGACTTATCCTCATGGTCTCCAGGAAGGAAACCAATCTCTCTGGTTGCTACAAGAGACCTGACGATGTAGATCTTCTCATAGGGTGTCTTCATATCAAAGACATCACGCAGAGCATTGTAGAGGGTAATGAAAGTCTTTCCTGTTCCCGCACAACCATATGCCACAAGGTTCTGATTGTTTTTATAGCAACGGAAAAGTTCTTCTTGATTCTGTGTCAGAGGCTCAATGGGTTTCATCAAGTCTGAGTTAAGTGGTTTCTTTCTTTTCATAGTTTTGTTGCTCATTCCAAATGGAACGATGGGGGACTGAGACTTTCTTTTTGCTGGCATAAGGTGTAAGAAATTAGAAAAGAGAAATTATCCGTAGTACCGGTTTTTACTTACGTTGGCACCAGGTTGTTTAGATGCACGATCTAAAACTTCGTTCCATCCATTGGATTTTGCCTCACCAGTCCACTTAAACTCAGTAGACTGCCCTGCACATCCTTCCGACCAGTCTTTATCCCATCCTGGATTCTCTTCCTTCCACTCTAAATATGCCTTCATAGACATATTAAGTTCCTTTTTTTCTTTTGTTTCTAAATTAATAACGGGGTATGTTGGCATAGCTCAATTGTTGGTGTAAATATTTATGAATTCCATTCCATTGCTTCCGCAACAGCAGGGAATTGTTCACAGAAGATTTCTTTCGCACCCAGTGCAAGATCCATATGTTCCTTCTGTGTACCATTTGCAGAACGCAAATCGATATAATGGATCCATGAACGAACTGAGCCCGTCATATAGATTTTGGTGGGACATGCCAAAGGAAGCACAAATCGAGCACACTCCTTTGCAATCGATGCATCAAGCATTTCTTTGTAGAGTTTCATTCCCTCTTCAAAGTGTCTCTTCATTTTGATCTGGAATTCTTGACGGATAAACGGGTCAATATTATCAATAGAATTCTGACGATTCTTGGTGTCTTGTCTGCGTAGTTCAGGTAGAGAGATCTCCTCCGCGAGTAAGGAAGAATCAGCATAGCGTTGTGAAAATTCTTGATATGTGAATGACCTGTGACGAAGCACTTGAGCTGCGATTCCTCTGGTAGTGTTCAACTCCAGAGTCATATATGCCTGCTCAAAGATACTCCAATGCTGGTGTTTCACACAATACTTCAACAATCCAGAGAACTTTTCATTCTCTTGATTGTTAGGGTTTGATACACGGGCACAATATGCCATGTGCTTCTCAGCATCAGGAGTTACGCTGATTAGTTTTACGTTGTTCTCTCTCATCAAGTGTCTCGTTAATAATGTCCTTTAGTTCTTGTCTTTCTAAATCAGTAAAGACATTTCGTTTTGGTATGACCAGTGGTGGATAAGATTTCCTTGGTGAGGTTTTACCACTGCCAGGAAAACTCATCCCTTGTGTATCTATCTTATCCATCATCGTCCTCAAATACTTCGTCATAGTCCATAATATAATTAGCAGAGGGGTCATCAAAGTTTTCTTGCTTTGACGTATATGCATCAGTATTAGAATATACCTCTGCTTCTAAAGCCTCAACAAGAAGTTTTAAATTCCTCACTATCAGTTTTAGTTTATCTCTTTCCATAAAAAAATGGGAGGTTTCCCTCCCATCTTAACACTATTCAATCGGTTTGACAATCACTTGGTGTAAGTGCGTCCACGATAGCAGAAAGTCCCGTGAGACTCTTTGCTTTCTACACAACGAGTAGAATACTCAACACCACGATATGAGGTGTGAGAGATCTGTGCGTCATGGATAGCAGATGCTCTGTTGATCTGCTTCTTGATGATGTTAAGTGTGTTCATTGTAGGTACTCCTAAAGTAGTTGGATTTTTAGGTCCGTTCCTTTAGTCGTTTGCGTCCCATGGATAACAATCAGGCGTTGATTCCTTCATGACCTCAATCAATTCCACCTTATATTCAGGGGGAATATTCTCGTTTGTCCTCATCCGAAGCATAATTGCATCGGCTTGAGCACATGTGAGCGATGAATAGAATAGAAATTCTAGCATGGGATGAACGGCTCCGTTCCGCGACTTACTTGCGTCCCACCC